GCCGTAAGCACTACGGTGTTACCTAACGGAGTGAAGGCTGCGGATACGCTCATTGTACGGTTTCTTCCTTTTGTTCTGGTGCAGGTACTTGTGGATCTGCCTGATTCTTAATGCTTGCTAACAAATTCCATGCACCTGTTTTGGTCGGTAATTCACCTAACATTTGCAAAATGTAGTTCACTTCGTTAACAGACAATTCCAATTTAATTGTTACATCTTCCATTTATATCCCCTTACGGTTGTTAAAAATTACTTAGCAATAGCTTCTTCAAAAGGTGTCAAATCATTAGAGCCATAATACTCAGCACCTTTAGCAATTTGAATCTGTAGGTGTTCTTTATTGCGAGTAATAACATCAGCCCATTCTGCGTCTGTGCCTTTCCAATCTGCAGGTTTTCCTGCGTTGATAAGGTTGACCGAATCCATAGCTGAAACATAATCTTTTTGAACCTGCTGTGCAGGAGTTAATTCAGTAATAGTTGTCATTTCAAGTCCTTTGTTCTACCAATAACAGTAATACCATATTTTTCAGGATTATTTCTAATCCATCCATTTACAGTTCCGTGTGATTTATTCAAATAAACGCATAATGCTTTAATACAATCAAATCTTTTGCCATCATATTCCACAGTCAAAGCCATGTGATGACCACCATTTTGCTTTGCTTTAGATATATTAGCTCTATGTTCAGGGCTGTTTGGTACACCTTTTCCAGCATCAGAAATTTTCTTACGAATTTCAGGAGTAAAAACTAATTTAGACCTAGCATATTTTAATTTTGCTATTTCTTCTTCAGTAGCTTGCTTTCCAAATCTCCAATGCTTTTCACCTGTCTGTAATTCAGCAATCTTACGCTTAGTTTCTTCTGTATGGCGATAACCGCTTGGACCTTCGCCACCATCCGTCTTATTGGCTAACTTAATACCTAAACGCTTTAACTGGTCAATCCGTTCTTGTTCTGCCAAAAACAGCAATTCTTCATCTTCATGCCTACATACTTCACGAACAGTAAATCCGCCAGCTTTACGCACAATGTTATTCCAATGGGCATTTCTGCGGTGCTTGGAGTGCATACGCTTGTCAGTACCCTTGCCAACATAAAATATGGCATTGGTATCAGGGCGGATATGTTCGTAGATGTAGAGCATTAGGCTTTATAGTCTTGTGCTACTTGTTGTTCTTTTGTTAATTCCATTTTTATGCTCCTAATTTAGCTTCTAATGCGGTTACTTTTGCGTTGAGTTCTGTAATAGCTGCTACAAGAAGTGGAATAACCTCTGTATAAGCAACACCCAAATATTCTGTTGGGTCATCTTTGCTTTGAACGGCAGAAGTAACTGCTTCAGGCAATACAGCTTGCACATCTTGTGCAATTAAAAATGGTTTGCGTACTTTTTCTTCATCGGACTTATAGTTACCAATTACAGCACGAAGGCTTGCTACTTTGTTGGCAGCATTAGTAATTGGTTCAAGGTTTTCTTTAAGTCTTTCATCGGAAGCAGAAGTCCAAGAAGTTGCACCAGTTCCGCTTAAATAAACACCACCAGAGGTATTCATGCAAGTTAATGAACCATTGCTACCACCACCTTTTACTGCGCTATAAGAACCTACATACCAGTTAGTAGAACCATTTATTTGACCAACTATTACTGAACCACAATTAGTTGCAGCTGCGCCATTTAAATATGCAGTTCCTTCAGATGTAGAGCCTGTTCCACCAAGACCAAAAGTCCAAGAACCATTAGTTGCTCTAAATCCGCATGGATTACCATCACCATCAGATAACACAATGTAGTTACTTGCTGTACGGATGTCTAGACCGTTTTGGTTGCCATTAAAGTTACCAAGAATAGTATTTTTAGAACCTGTTGTTACAAAATATCCAGATGGGTATTGAGTTCCATATACTCCAGCACCAATAAATGTATTGCCTACACCTGTTGTTACGCTATATCCGCAACCACCGCCAATAAAGACATTGCTTCCTGCGGTGCTGCTATATCCAGCAGTATGTCCAATAAAAGTGTTTTGTCCACCAGTTTGATTTGAATATCCAGCAGCTTGTCCAATATAAGTGCTTGCTGTTCCTGTAGTATGACTATATCCAGCTTGATAACCTACTGCTGTGTTATTAGATGCGGTGGTGTTTGAATAAAGGGTAGCAGCGCCTAATCCCACATTGGTAGAACCAGTTGTAGTATTTCTACCTGAATAAGCGCCAATAAAAGTGTTATCTATACCGCTTGAAACACCTGTTCCAGTTCTTGCGCCCAAAAAACTAGAACCATAATTATCTGTACCAGCATTGTTAATTGTTTGTCCAGCACCCCAACCAATAGCAGTTAAACCATTAATAGTAGTTGCTGTAGTTCCAGCCAAATTACCAATAGCTGTGTTTGATGCGCCAGTTGTATTTGAACTTAAAGCAGAAGCGCCCAAAGCAGTATTTGTGCTTACACTACCACCACCCTTACCAACAGTAAGACCTGATATAGAAGCGTCATTAGTAACTGTGAGATTTGTTAAATTTGAAGTAGTAACATTCTGCGTTGTCACATTTGCTGTAGTAGCTACTAACAATGTAGTGCTGACATTAGCCAAACCCGCTAAAGTTGTAGTGGTATTCCCTAATCCTACGGTAGTGCTACCAATAGTAACTGGGGTATTAAAGTTGGCATCTAGTTGCGATAAGGGTATCGAATTTGTTGCCGATGCGAATGTATAGGGTACACCCATGTTAGAACCTCACTCTCAATTCATGTTCAAATTCAAAGCCGTTGTAGATAAAGCCAGCACTGTTGGATGTTACTGTAAGTCCTAAGTATTTTCCATAGTTTGAAGCGTCTGACTTAAAGAGTTGGTAGCCACTTGCATCCCAACCTACAACGGCACTTGCGTTGTTAATCCAAGAAATCGTTACAAAATTTTTATTGGTCCAATAAATTAAACTAGACAGTTCATTTAATGGTTCAGATACCGATTCTGTATCAATTGTTGCAGTCAAAGTGACTGCGGTGTTACTGTTTGTTGCTTCAATTGCTGCTTTTGTTGCTTGCTTGGTCCGTATCGGATCACTCATCGGCATCAAAGCAGTTTGTATAATGCTACTAATCGTGCTAGTGCTATTTGCATATAACTGATACAACGAATTAGATCGTGTACCAAATAGCGTCAGCTTTCCACCTACAGGTACATAAGTCATGTAGGCAAGATCATTTCCTTGGCTAGTGATAAACCATTTTTTCTCGAAAAAAACCGCTTGCACATAACGATAGCTTTGCGTGAAAGTAGCATCGTAATATCTAAAATTAAATGCAGCGCACAAAATATTGTTAATCAACACTTGTCCAGCATAAACAGGGCTAGCAAAGTCAATATTAGGAAAAATGCCATCCAGGGCATCAGAAATCTTGGAAGTGGTAGAACCAACTAACGCATAAACACCGTAGTCATTCATAAATAAAACTGAACGGAAATACGGGAAAATGGCATCTGGGCGCTTAGAACCAACGGATGCGCTCACATTGGTGTTGGTAAATAGGGTTATCCCTGATGAATTAACGACCACATCAGAAAACACATTGATGGAATCATCGCCAAAAATATACAAAAAGTTGTTAGCAGAAAGCAGTTGGATGATGTTTCCGTGTAGCGTACTGTCAGTTAGTGTCACAGCACCCGCTGAAACGCTTGTAAAGTCGCTATATTCACCCGCAGCAGAGTAGGTGACAGTTCGCCCTGTTGCCACCCAAACACGCCCTGAGAAGGTCGCTATTGCGTTATTGGTTTGAGTGTTTACTACACCTGAGAGCTTAGCAGCAGTTGTTGCACCGCCACCTGAAATACTGACCACTAAATTGGCAGTATTGGTGTATCCAGTACCAGGGTTTGTCATTACCACTTGAGTTACGGTATTGCCTGAAATAATGGCAGTTCCCGCAGCTCCCGTACCACCACCTCCTGTAATGGACACTACGGTATTGGAAGCATTGATGTACCCTGCGCCACCATCAATTACGCTAATTGTGACAGTGCCAGTAGCAAAAGTTTGGATGCCAGCAATCGCTGTAGCACCATTGCCACCACCACCAGAAAGGGTTACGGTCAAGTTTGCAGCGTTGGTATAGCCTGTACCACCGACTACAAGGCTAACTGATCCCACATTAGAACCGCCAGATACCAAAGAAGCTGTAGCGTTAGCCTGTACACCGCCAGTTTGATCTGGACCTGAAATCACCACATTTGGTGCAGAAGTGTAGCCTGATCCTGGGTTGGTAATCGCAATAACGCCAACTGCACCGATTGTGACAGTGTTATTTCCATCCCATGAAAACATCCCTTTGTTGGCATCAATAACTAACATTCTGTCGTTGTACCATTGAGTAGAGTTTACCCCTGATCCGATAAAAGTGCCAGCAGATGCCACATTGCCAAAAGTATTGTCTTGAATACGGTAATACTGAGCAGATCCATCCGATTGAAAAGCAATCACATAGTCATTTAGACCAATGTTCATGGAAGTCAAATAAGTAACCGTATTAGAAAAAGTAACTGTAGCGTTAGCAATTTGTACAGGATTGCTGTTAGAAACAATCTTGGCGTTAGCGTAGCCAATTGGCTGAATGTTCTCAATCCATGAAAACTCAGTTTCATCAATCGCTGTGCGGTTAGCTTTAGTGTTAAGCCCCTTAAATTGCTTAACGACCTGATACGATTTTTTCTGTTCCGCAGCAGCCATGTCTTAGTATGGTGTTGAGTAAACGCTAGGTACTCTACGGGTAAATACCGTATTGAGTACTGATTGAGCGTGTTTTTGATATTCCTGCTTGAAGATCTCTGCTTCACCAAAACTCTGCTCGTAATACTTAGCAAGGTAGGCAGCATAGAACTGCACAGGGGTAAAGTAAGGATCGGTGATCGTATCTGTCGTGGTAGATGCAGCTAATGACAGAGGATTAGGCAATACCACGCAATCAATCTCTAATTGATAGACTTGATCGGGTACTGGTCCTATGTAAATCTGTCCTTGACCATAAATGCTAAAGCACAATGGTCTGCCGATGTAGTTTTGCCAAAAACGCAATCTAGCGTTGAAATCTGACCAGGGTAAATAATCAAGCGGTACACGGGTGTTTCCCCAGTACAGGTTGATATTGATAATATCTAAAATTGTGTTGCCAGAACTAGGCGTAAGTGGGCTAGATCCGACTAAATTAGTCAATGCTGCATACGAAATATTCTCCGCATTACCGACATATTGCAAGGTAGCCGTGCCATCTGCAAAAGGTGTGCTGGGAGGATAGTTGTTGTAATTGTTTTGTGTTGCTTGAGGGTATGGAGGAGCTGAAGATCCTGAAGTACCACTCGTAACATATTGATAAATATAAATATTACTAAATACAAACTGCCCAGAAGTGACGGCAGTATTAGCCACCCACTGTGTTGGGTAAGCTGGTGATGCGCCATTTACTGTAGCGGTTGGTGCGACCTGACAAGGTACTTGCGTAACAATAACTTCACGCAAAGCGCCTGTATCTCGTACTGTTCGCTCCCGTGCTTCGTTAATGTAATCAGTTAACTGTTGGTCAGTATAAAAGTTTCCATTAGCATCGTGGAGCAATCTACGAACTTGTGTAATGTAGCTCGATAAGGTTGCCATTTACGATCCATAGTTCATGCTACCGCCTGAAGGACTTTTCCCCCGCCCTTCCGTGAGGTTGGGAGGGGTACTCTTTCCACCAACGGGGATAACGATTGGTTCTTTTTGGGTGCTTCGGATGAGAACTCCCACTGAGAAAGGATT